TGACATTGTAAATCTTCGTCCACCATTTGAATATCGTGCATGCGATCCACTCGGCAAAGAGCCATGGATGGGAGGCGAAATCAATATGATGCCAACTAAGACTTGGCAGGAACAAGTTGATCGTGTGCTGAAACTCTATGAGATGTTTCTTGAATATGGAAATCATCCATCTACCTCATGCGTTAATCATGGTCACATTCATGTTTTTGTTCCAGGACTTAAGAACGATGTTGCTGCATTAAAGCGATTGATTGCTTATATTAAAGCCAATCAACACGATACAATTGATGCTTGTTATGGTTTCTATGAAACAAAAGATATGAAGTCGTGCGAGAATGCCAAGATGTATTTGAAATACGATGGCGGTCGACCAATGCCAGAATATATGTGTGATAACATTATCAATCTTGCCACTGACTTTGATCACTTCATCAAACTGCATGCTGCTGGCAAAGATGGTGTATCAATGGGTCGACCATTCCGTTATGCAATCAACACATACTGTATGAAGCATACAGGTACAATCGAGTTCCGCTGCTTCCGCTCAACAACTCGTCGCAATGAACTTGAATCGCAATTTCGATTCGTAGAAAAGTTTATCGACGCTGCACTCAATGACGGACCCTCAGTAAAAGAAATTCTCGCTGAAGACCCATTTAGATTCCCACCATTTATCTGGAATGTGAATGAGTATCTTGGTTGGGTTCAGACCAAGTATCCAAAAGAGCGTGGTGAGAAGAAACGCGAGTTCCATGACGCTGCGTGAGACAAGTCGCGATGAATTTGTCGCGCACATAACTGAAAATAAAGCAGATGCTTTTGCCAAGACTTTCGTCGCAAAAGCAGATATGCAACAACAATGGCAGTATTGTATCGGATATTGGGAAGGGGCGGCGGAGCAGGAACTGGCAGGCGCGATCATCACAACTCGCTCAAAGAAAACCCCATATGTTTTCAATCTACAGTTATTACACACATTTGCCAAACATCGCCGCAAAGGTGTTGCAAGAGTTCTAACTCAAGACTCTCTCGATCGTGCGCAAGGTCTTGGCACCAGTTACTATCGCGTTTCAGCAGAGCCTGATGCAGTCGTGTTCTATGAGTCTATGGGATTTCGATTCTTGGGAAAGCAAAAGAGCGGATGCTCGCTGAGTATGTTTAAGATTAATGGCAAGAATTTTGCCGATGGAATCTACGACCTCACCGACCCTGTAATACATGCAGCAGTGTATAAGAAGGGGAAAGGTGGTTGCGTGCAAGTTTATTAAAATTGCTGTTTACTCTTGCCACGCAATAGTCTATAATATATCTGTTGCTACCAATAACGGTGCAATATTAACCTAATATGGCATAATGTTATTTGCCTAGGAGTATGATATGTTGACTAGTAAGAAGTGTTATGTATATGGTTTCCGTAATATCGAAAACGGAATGATGAACATCGGATATAAGTCACCCAAGACTGATAGACCCGATTATATTTCATCAATCAGTAATCCCCAGTTCTGGGAAGATTACTATAAAGGCAAAGTTGAAAAGTCCTTGCTGTTCGAAGGCAACGCTTTCCACGATGATCTTGCCCAGACAATTGAGTGGTTCGGTCTTGATTATGGCATGTCTTGGGATAAGAGCAAATTCTATAATAAATCTAACAATGCTCATTGTGTTAATGAATCGCTGCTCGCTGTTGAGCACAAACAACTAGTTGTTGATTGGATTGAAGGTCGTTCGAATGGCATTCTGCCTGCAGATCGATTTACTCAAGATAAAGCAACAGTGACGATGATTCATGATGCAATCAAGTCTGGTCATTATAAAGTTGTTCTTGAATCCGTCAAAGTTGTTCACGGATATGAGCGTAATCAGATTCGTGTTGAGCAGATTGATGTGAATCATGTTCGTAAGATTAAATCGAGATTTGATCAAAATCCCAAAGATGCTTGGGAGTGGTTGCTGAAAGATCCAGTCGTTGTCGTTGTTTCTCGTAATAAGCGCAAAATTGTAAATACAGTTTTGAATGGAAACAATCGTCTTGAAGCAGTATCTCGAACTGCATTGAAAGAAATTCCTGTCGTGTATATTAATGAGACAGAGTTTGGTGCTGACGAAGAAACTCGTTTGTCAAACTATGATCTTTTTGGTATGCTTGAGAATAAGGAAGACTTTGTTGTTCGAAAGACGAATACAGATGCTGACATTAAGCGAAACATTAATAACTTTTTGGTTCGTGAAGGGATTGATCTTTCTGATCCACTAGCAGTTGATAGTGCTCGTGAATTGATCTATGAGCGATTCTCTCTGATTACTGAAGACAAGAAGAAGTTGAATGGTATCTTTCGTTCAATTTTGAATGACTTTGAGACGCAACAAAATGCGTTGAAGTATCAGGATAATCTGATTGCTTATGATGATCATTATCTGAATAACTATAAAGTCAAGAAGTATGAACTTAAAGGCACTGCTGCGATTCATGCGACTGCGTCCAAAGCAGAACATGCTGTGGCTCTTGGTTACATCGTACACCGTATGTATAATGTGAAGAAAAAGAAGGGTGCGATTGTTCTCTACTTCAAAAACAAGAACGAACTTGCAATTGAAGACCAAGAGAAGCATATTGATAAACTTCGTGATATGATTAACTATATGCAACTTGATATTACTATTGATGTCCTCCCTGCGTTCAACAACTAAAGAGAGGCGTGAGCAATTCATACGCTGGTACGCATGGTCCATGAAATATGGCGATTGCGATCCAGCCGTATGGTGCACCAACTATCTCCACCAGCGATACGAACACAATGACGAAGAGCGATTGTGGTTTGCGTGGTTGTATGGTAACACATATCAACTACCAACTGCATGGGTTCTCAAGAATGAGTTCCCAGATTATGAACTCGCCACTGTGGATCGTATTCGCTGGTGGAATAGTCACAACTATAAAAGACTGAGATACCAAACAGATACAAAGTGGAACAAGGGTCATTTGCCAGCCATGTTCGAATCTTATCAAGAGTTTATTGGCAATAGAACACAACGAGAAGTTTTGGAGAATTATTATGGCGACAATGAACAACAAACTTTCGACAACCTTTGGAATAATCTTAAAAACTCTCTTTACAAATTTGGTCGTTATTCCACTTGGTTTTATCTTCAGCATCTCACTCATACTGCTAACATTAAGTGCGTACCTACTTCTCTCATGCTTGACGATTATTCTGGCTCTCGTTCACATCGCAATGGTTTGCATTTCGCCCTCGGGCAAGATGACAAATACGATTCAAAACTTACTTCATCAGAGTGCAATGACCTTGAAAGTGAAGCGAAAGACATTCTTGAAGAAACAAGAGGAAGATTTCCTGAACTCAAATTACAGATAGATTTCTTCACCATGGAGACTTGCCTTTGTTCATTCAAAAAAATCTTTCGTGAACACCATGGGCGATATCTTGGATATTATTTGGATCGTCAGTCTGAAGAAATTCAGCAAGCAGAAAAAGATGGCTGGACTGGTATTGAGTGGAATGTATTGTGGCAATCAAGAGATGAAACTCTTGATGCAAGACTTGCAATTCACAACGCAGTCATCAACAAAGAAAAGTTTACTTCTTATGTAAGAAGTGGTAGAATAGATCGTCTTGAGTGGATGTTTGACGACGAAACCCCAGTACAACAAGGACTAGAAGCATTATGGTAAAAGTGATTGCAATGGGTGGTGAACCAGCAACTGGCAAGACCACTCTGATGTTTCGATTGATTTCAATGGCTGATGATTGGCAAGTTGTAAAGCCGCAGAAGTTACTTGACGCAATGTATTCCAAGAAATTGAATCTGTATATTCTTGGTAAGTATGCAAACGATGGTAATGTGTTTCAGGGAACAGATCGTTTGTCTATGGCTGTTCAACCAGACGCAGAGAAATTCTTTTCTGAACTATGGTATGAAGAAGGTGCGAAGACAAATGTTATCTTCGAAGGCGATCGTTTGTTCAATGGTAAACTTCTGGACAAACTCTCAGAATGGTTTCCGAATTCATTTAAGGTTCTTGTTCTAACTGCATCACATGATACCAAAGAACAAAGACATGTCGATCGTAAGGATGATCAAGATGATAAGTTTAAGAATTCTCGTGCGACAAAAATCTCGAATATCATGGGGTCGCTGACGCTCATGGACTATATAGAGACAATGGTCAACGAAAATCTCGATGATCAAACTAAAATTCTTGAATACATTAAGAAATTTTATAACTGGAGTGAATAATTATGCAATTAGAAGTCCCTATTGAGAAACTACGATCATACAAGTTATTCGTAGCAACCCCAATGTATGGCGGTGCTGCTCACGGCATGTATGTAAAGTCTTGCCTAGATCTGCAATCTGTTTGTTCGCAGTATGGCATTGAAGTTCGTTTCTCGTTTATCTTTAACGAATCGCTCATTACTCGCGCTCGCAATTATCTTGTAGATGAGTTCCTTCGCGCAGAAGGTTTCACTCATATGCTCTTCATCGACGCTGACATTCATTTTGATCCACGAGATGTGGTTGCGCTTCTTGCGCTCGATAAGGATGTAGTCGGTGGTCCGTATCCGAAGAAGTCCATTAAGTGGGGCGCAATTAAGGAAGCCATCAAGAAGCATCCTGATCTGGCTGTTTCTGAAATGGAAAAATTGGCTGGTGATTTCGTTTTCAATCCAGTTCCTGGCACTGAGAAGTTTAGTGTTGCTGAACCAGTTGAAGTTCTTGAGATTGGCACTGGCTTTATGTGCATTAAGCGTGAGGTGTTTGCTCGCTTCAAGGATGCATATCCAGAGTTGCGTTATCGCCCAGATCATGTCGGTCAGGCAAACTTCGACGGCACTCGTTACATTCATGCATACTTTGATACAGTCATTGATCATGGTCGTTCTGACCGTTATCTCTCTGAAGACTATATGTTCTGCCAATGGTGGAGAAAGATCGGTGGTCAGATTTGGCTCTGCCCATGGATGAAGACACATCATATTGGAACATATGCATTCACTGGTGATATGCCAGCCGTTGCCAATTTCGTCGGATCTCTATAATCGTTTATGATTGTTGGACTCGTAGGCTTCATTGGAGCAGGGAAAGGCACAGTCGCAGATCTCTTGGTAGATCGTCACGATTTCTTCAAAGAGAGTTATGCAAATAGTCTTAAAGATGCATGCTCAATCATCTTTGGTTGGAATCGTGAGATGCTTGAGGGAAATACGCCAGAGTCAAGAGCATGGCGTGAGCAAGATGATCCTTGGTGGTCTCAAAAACTCGGTAAATCATTTTCACCAAGATTAGCACTCCAGCTAATGGGCACAGAGGCAGGGCGGGATGTTTTCCACCCTGACCTCTGGGTTCATACTGTAATGCGCCGCTGTGAACAAGCACCTTGGAATAATTATGTGATTGCTGATGTGAGGTTTCCAAATGAAATCAATGCTATTAAAGAGTCTGGGGGCACTGTTGTTCGTGTTCGTCGCGGCGATGACCCTGAGTGGTTTTCTTTGGCTCGGGAATGTAATCTATTTTCTAATCTAGATGTGATGCGAAATGCATACCCAGAAGTACATTACTCTGAGTGGGCTTGGATTGGTTCGCATTATGATATTGTAATGGATAATAATTGTAGTTTAGATGAGTTGAAGACAAGGGTTGACAAATTAGTCGATTCATTATATAATAATCGTGTTGAGCAAATTGAGGATTTAAATTATGAAACTTTCTGAAGGCACAGTGGCAATTCTTAAGAACTTCTCTACTGTAAACCAAAGTCTACAGTTTAAGGCAGGAAATACTCTTAAGACCATTTCTCCACTTAAAACTATTTTCGTTGAAGCGACGATTGAAGAAAACTTTCCCAAAGAGTTTGCTTTGTATGATTTGAATAAGATCTTGGCAAAGATTTCTCTTTACAAAGATGCTGACCTTGGCTTTGATGATGACAAGATCAATATCAGCACTGAGAACAAGAAGAAGTCTGACTATATCAAGTATTGTTCTCCGAAAATTATTGTCACACCACCTGAGAAGTCAATCACCTTTGGTGATCCCGACTGTTCATTCAGTCTTTCTCAAGAGGATCTCGCTTGGATGCAGCGATCGGCTGGAATCTCTGGTTCACCAAACTTTGTGTTTGAGAGTGACGGCGCAGTTATTAACTTTATTGCGACAGACATTAAGGATGATTCTGCTGATCAATCTAAGATTGAGATTGGAACCAGCGAAGGTGCAAAGTTCCGCATCGTTATGAAGGTAGAAAACTTTAAATTGATTGATGGTTCCTATGATGTGTCTATTGCAAAGAAGGGCATGGCTCGATTCAAGCACAAGACTATCAATATCACCTACTACATCGCAATTGAAGCAGCAAGTTCAACCTTTGGAGAAGAATAATGGCACTTGATAAAGCAAAGGTTTTGGGATGCCTCCAAGAAATCTCCAACTCACTTACTCGCATCGAGGCTGAACGAGATCTCATTAAAGAGATCCTTGAGAAAATGCAAGACGAATGTGAGATTCCAAAAAAGTTGAGTCGTAAACTTGCGAAAGTTTACCACAAGCGTAACTATGAGGAAGAAGTTGCAGAGCAGAGCGACTTCCAAACCATTTACGAAAACGTGGCTAAATAAAAATATTGGGGTGCAATACTCTAGATTGACGGCACTATCCGCCAGACTGCTCGCCGTGGGAACTCACCGTCCCCACCCCATTTTCTCTTTGTGAGGTATATATTATGGAACGAAGGAAATTCTTTAAATTCCTTGGTCTGAGTACAGCCGCTGCAGCAGGTGGTGCTGTTACTGCTGCATCTTTAGTTGCTTCTGGTAGAAAAACTGATGCAGTAAAAGAAATTGAGAATCTTGGTTATTCTTCGCTTATTATTAATCAGCAATATGGTCAAGAAAGATCGAGAGTTTCTTTCGATGGAAGTTTTGGTATCGGAACAACTGCACCAAAAGAAAAATTGGATGTAGTAAGTGTTTCTATGACTCCTGGTCCTGATGGTGAATTGTACTTGAAAACAAACGGAAAATGGCGTAGAATAGTGACTGAATAAACAATCAGGAGTTATATTATGAATGAAGCGTTGTGGGTTGAAAAATACCGTCCTCATACTATTGCCGATTGTATTCTTCCTGATGAATACAAGAGCACTTTCCAATCTTATGTTGACCGCAAAGAGATTCCGCATCTCTTGCTTTGCGGCACTCCAGGAACAGGTAAGACTACCGTTGCTCGTGCACTGTGTGACGAGATCGGTTGCGACTATCTGATGATTAACGGATCGGACGAATCAGGCATTGACACTTTCCGAGTTAAAATTAAAAACTATGCCAGTGCGATGTCTCTTGGTGGTGGCAAGAAAGTTATTATTATTGATGAAGCAGATTATCTGAACCCAAATAGTACGCAGCCAGCCATGCGTGCTGCGATGGAAGAGTTTGCGCATAACTGCACTTTCATCATGACTTGTAACTTCAAGAATCGAATCATTGAACCGCTGCATAGTCGATGTGCAGTAATTGAATTCAAACTGCGTAAAGAAGATAAGCCGAAGATGGCGATGGCGTTCATGAAGCGCGCATCAGAGATTTTGACTGGTGAGAAGATTCCATTTGATAAGGCAGTGCTGGCTGAGGTTGTCAAGAAGCACTTCCCAGATTATCGTCGTGTTCTAAACGAACTTCAACGCTATTCTGTCAGTGGTAAGATTGATTCTGGTATTCTTACCAGCATTGCTGATGTTTCGATCAATGAATTGGTTACTTCTTTGAAAGATCAAAACTTCAGCGCAATGCGTAAGTGGGTTGCTGATTTTGGTAGCGATGACCCTGCAAAGATCTATCGTAAGATCTACGATAGTCTGTACGACATTATGGATAAGTCCACTATTCCGAATGCTGTCTTAATTCTCGCCAAGTATCAATATCAGGCAGCATTTGTTGCTGATCAGGAACTGAACCTCACCGCATGTCTAACTGAGATGATGGTGGAGTGTAAGTTCAATGGCTGACCTCTTTAAAGAAATCA